CAGCAACCAAATTATGCTGGTATTGCTGAAACGTCAGTTTTACCAATGCAAGCAATGTCTAAAGCTGTTGGTCAGGTTGGCGACTACTTCAAAAAACAGGGAGAAGACAAGAAACTAATCAAGCAAAGCGGAGTTCAAATTGATGCCGCACTAAAGCTGTTTCCAGAAATGGCAAGCGTTCTTCAACCATACAGCGAACAGATCAGAGATGAAAATATCCCTATCGCTGACCGTGCGTTTATGGCATCGCATACTAGCGATTATATCAACAATGCCCTCAACATGATGAAGACTCAAACATCTTTGGATCTCGCGCGTCAGAGTGAAGCTCGTATGGCTGCTTCTGCTGGCGGTGGTTCATCTACAAATAGCAGTAGCCCGTATTCTTACAACGATTAAATATGAATCTTCTTGACACTCTGATACAAAAATTTCCTAATGCTGGTCCAAAGAACCAAGCATTGTTCAATGATGCAGAACAAAAGCTGCAACTATTAGAGGCGGATAATTCCACTCGCGCTGGAGCTATTAGGAAACAATTAGCTGATACTATTTCTAATGGAAGGAATCCATCTGTGTTGCTCAAGTCGCTAGATAAAATGTATTTTTCTTCTCTTTCAAGGGCGGAGAAAAGTTCTTCATCTTCTGAAAGCAAGCCAAGTATTGCTCCAGAAGAAGCCATATCCCAAATTGAAAATGCTCTTAATATTGGTGACGAACGCGCCATTAAACTTCCAGATCAAGTTATCAAATCCGCCGCGTTTGCGTATGGCAAAGGAGATTTAAAAGGCGCGGCAAAAATTGCTGAAGATTTAGTTGAAAGAATCAATACTGCAATTAAATTGCAAGACGAGGAGGAAAAGGATGTCCGTACTACAGCCGAAGGAATCCAAGTAGCCATCGGCAAGAAAACTGGAACTGTTTATACTGGTGGAGTTCCAGCAAGCAGGGGCAGAGAAAATACTGGATCATTTAATTCTTTCTTAGCTCAACAGGGAGTTAGAGAAGAGATGATTCCATCTAATGTTATTGGAGGTGAAGCTCAACCCGCGCCAATGGTTGGTGAACTTGAAACTGTCCAACCTCAGCCAGAACTTTACAGTCAGCAAACGAGACCAGAGAGTGATACTGGAGTCCCCAAAACAACACAGTATATTGCAAAAGCTAGAGAGCTTTACATGAATGGAGATGTTCAAGGTGCGCTTGATATTCTTAACGCAACCAATTTGCCTTCAGATTATGGTCCGCTAGATGCTGAAAATATAGCAGGTATTCTTGGAGTTCAACCACAACAACCAACTCCGACTGCCGCGCCACAAACTCCTCAGCCAAACCAAACCAGCAAGGGTACTCGATTCCAAATTCTCCCAGACTGACATAATCTACAATGGCAACCTATCTGATAAATGGGAAAAAGGTAAAATCTGAAACTCCATTATCGGAGGATGAGATTGATGAAATCGCTGGTCAAATTGGAACAGAACAACCAGCTAAACAATCCGAGGAATCCAAGCCTGCAGCAGAACAACCGACTGTAGCTGGACAAAAACCTCAAGCTGAAGCCCAACCGACAGAGGAAGGCCCGTCTATCGGTCGCGTAGCTGGCGGTCTTGCTGCTGATGTTGCTTTGGCTGAAGGCATGAAGTATGGTGGGGCTGCAGCTGGATCTATTGTTCCTGGAGCTGGAACGCTAGCTGGATATGTTGTTGGGGCTACAGCTGGCGGCATTACTGGCTCTATCGCTGCTCAAAAGATTGAGAATCCAGATAAACCAATATCAATTGGAAGAGTTATAGCAGATACAGCCCTTAACTTTATTCCTGGGCAAAAACTATTTAAGGGGGCTAAGGCCGCAACAAAACTAGGAAAAGTTGCTGTAGCAACAGGTCAAGTCGCTGCCCGTGGAGCAGTCGGAGCTGGGCTTGCAACTAGCGCACAAGCTGTAGAAAAGGGCATCGAGGAACAACGGATGCTAACTCCAGAAGAAGCTAAACAGGCGGCTATTGGAGGTGCGCTTCTTGGTGGTGGTCTTGAGGTCGCTGGGCAAGCATTCAAGGCTTTTAGTCCCCAGGTGCAGAAGATGTTCAGAAAGTCTCCTAAGGAAATTGATGACTTGGTTAAATCTGGAGATCCAGAAACAATCAAGGCCGTCGATGAGATTGTCAATGTATCTGGGATTGAGCCAGAAGCACTAGCATCCCAAAGCGATGAGGAATTTGTTAGAAAAGTAATAGACCGTGAGGCTGCACCTAAACTAGAAGTGACTGCACCCCAAAAACCTGCGGCTCAAGAGGTTGATGTTGAAGCTATCCCACAGCAAAAAGAGGTTGGAATTACGGATGAAGTAAAAGAACCTAAAGGATTTGAATATGACATTCCAGAGGAACCAAGTATAGCCAAGTCGATATCTCAACTAGCTCAAGGATTTAAGTCAAGGTTTGCCCCATCTCTGGTTACTGGAGGGAAGACTATTGCAGCAGAAGCGAAGAAAGCGGAATCTGTAGCTGGAGCTGGGAAATCAACTGGAGCAATTCTGGAGTCCAAGATTAACAGGGTTGTATCTAAATCCAAAAATCCAGAAGAAGCCAATAGACTAGCCTATGAGTTTGTTAATGGAAAGATAGATGAGCTTCCAGTTGATCTAGAGCCTATTAAGAATGACCTTCTTCAAGGTCGCAAATGGATCGGTGAATACCAAGATGAGCTTCTTCAGAACCACCACAACGGGCAAAGACCTCTAGAGGAACCATTGCTTCGTGAGATTGAACGCAGCCGCAATGATGGAGATTACTTGACCAAGCCATATTTGTTCTTTGAATCCCCTGCATATAAGCCAAGCAAACAACAAGAAGCTGCTCTTAAAGGTGGGCTTGTTCGTAATGGGATGACAAGGGAGGACGCTGATGTTTATATTAACCAGCTAAACGCCAAGAGGGCTGGGGGTCCAGATGATATTTCCAATTTTGTTTTTCAATCCCCAGGTGGAATTCTGAAAGAAAGAAAGGATCTTATTCCAGAACTTAGAAATTATCTTGGTGAGGTTACGAAAACTGGATCTAGACTCTCTGCCACAATGTCAAAGTTGTCTAGGATTAACGCCTACGATACTGCTGACTTCAATATTAAAACAATGCTTCGTGACATGGGGATCGCAAAGACAAAGGCCGATGGCGTTCCACCAACATATAAAAAATTAAATTTAAGAAGGACGCCAAGACTTCTTCCTGACCAACCAGTGCCAGAGGATCAACTTTATATCCCAGTAGAGGTCCAACGTTCTATTGACAGTCTATACGGAGCAAATGTAGATAATAATGGAATTGACCACACTACTGGTGTTCTTCTTGATTTATGGCAAACTGGAAGTTCTGTATCCAAAGCAGTAAAAACTCTTTTAAATCCATCTTCATATACTGTTCAACCAATTGGCAACATGGTGCTAGCAATGGCGGCTGGAGCGAATCCATTTAAGGGATTAGGAAGAGGGATTAAATATGGATTCATGCAATATAAACCAATTGCATCCAGAATGGATATTAAGTCAATTGCTGATTTCAAAAAGCTATCTGAACTAAATTTAATTGGGCAGTCTCTTATTGAGAGCGACATCAATGCGGGGCTAAAAGGCCCAGTACTTGGCAGGGTTGCCCAAAAAGCATTGTCCCCTTTTGGTAAAGCATATAGTATCGCTGATACCGCATTTAGAAATTCCGTAAGCGAGGCCAACTCAAAACTAATAAATGATATTGCTCCACAGCTAGCGGTCAGCAAAGAATCCGGTAGGATATTGAATGAGGTTGTGTCAGCAATGACAAACGCAACTTATCCTAATTACGATTATTCGAGTCGATCATTAAAGACGCTATCAAAGTATTCTGCTGGAGTTAGCCAATTCGCTACATATACATTTGAGTTAATGCGAACAGTTTGGAACCAAGGAAGGATGGCTAAGATGATGATCGACGGATCTATGGCTGATTTCCTTGAGCCTAGAGTTGGCCCGATTAATAGAGATAAATTAAGAAACGAGGGTTTTAGCAGAATGGCTAAATTGGCAGCTGCGTTAGCAACGCCTATTGCCGCCGCAAATTTGTACAATAGCAGAGCTGGCAATACAGATAAGAAAAAAGAACAGGCGTTGAAGGAGAGCGTGCTGCCATCTTATGAAAAAGATAACATGCTTGCTATTCACGAAGACAAGGACGGTCAGTATTATGTTACTAATTTGTCATATGCGATGCCACAATCTGATATTTCTTCTGTGTTTATGGCGGCATTTAATGGGAAGGACTTTAAAGAGTCTACCAGTAATGCGCTTGGAGCAATGTATGCAAAAATAGCTGGAGACGAAAACTTTCTTATAGCTCCGATGCAAAACGCAATTGGAAACTATATTCCAGCAACAGACAAAAAAATCAGCTACAAGGTTAATCCAGTAGAGAACTTCCTTGAACGAGCTGGATGGTTTGCCGGTAAAGCATTTACAACTGGTTTCCAGCGAGAAGTAGAGAAAGCCACTAGGGCATACAATCCAACAACCGCAGAAGAACTTGGGCTGAGAATGGCTGGACTTCGCGTTAAAAGATACGATCCAGTTGAAGGTGTTGGGTTTCATCTTAGGGATGTCAGGAAGTCACTAGATGGCATTAGGTCTATGTATTCATCCGCTACTTACAACCTTATAGGTGCTGACCTTGACACTAAATACAATGAGCTTAATAAAGACTATCAAGACAACTTCCAAGTATTGTCTCGACATGTCAATAACATGAAAACTCTTGGCTTCCCAAAAGGAAAGATTATTCAAGCAATGGTTGATAGCGGCATTGGTGATCGCAATACCTTACTTGCAATCAATGGGTATACCCCAAGCATTCCAAGAGTAAAAGAGGTTACCCCATCTACCGAGTTGGACAGGATTTCTCAACTTTCAGAACGCGACCAAATGAAGGAAATTAGGGCGATTGAGGATCTAAATATGAGGAAGAAGGTATTGTCGCTTCGGAAAAAAAGAATGATCGATAAACGCCGAGGGATTACTGAAGAAGATCAACTCTGGAAGAGTCTAGAAGAAAAAGATCAGATTGACATTGCGCTAGACATGATGAATAACCATAGCGATCCAGATGCTGTTCTTCGAGGATTGATTCGCAAAGGCCAAGTTAGCCCAAAAACATCCATCAACATTAAGAAGAGGTTTCAAGCCGAAAAAAGCCTTGCGCGGTAACCAGTTAAAGGTTAAGAAGTCCTAGTGACCTCTGAACCAATGAGCGACGATCCAAACGAAAAGCTAAAGCGTGACTATGTTGACGAGCGGGCTGATAAGGCGGCTTGGTTCCTTGAAGTAAAGGAACGGGCCAAGCACCAGCACGGCAATACGGTTGAGCATTACGCCCCGAACAAGGCGGCTCTAGCGTTATGGCTATCTGCGCAGGGGGCTAGACTATCAGACATCAAGAATAAGACTGGACTCTCGCGTGAGATTATCCGTGGGCTTGAGTGGAGGCACAGCGACACTCTAGAGACAAAGCGCAAGGAGTTTTCTATGCGGTATGCTATTGCCGCGCAGGAGTACACCGATTTGCTGTTTGAGCGTTCCCAACAACTGTTTGACAACCCAGACGAGCTGGCGAAGATTAGCCCAGATAAGTTGGCTGTCACGGTGGGTATCCTCACGGACAAGGCAGCACAGCTTACGGGCATGGCTACCACGGTCGTCGAGCATCGCAAAGGCCCAAGCCTTGATGATGCGGCCAAGATGATTGCTGATGCTAAAGCTCGCATCGCAAATAAGGTCAAGGAAAGCGCAGTTGAAGCTGAGATAATCTCATGATTAAGGAGCCAGAATCAAAGTTTGTCGATTACCTTTCGCACGTTGGTCCGATCTTGTACCGTTACGCAGTCGATCATGATGGTCGCAGGTACGCTTGCAATACTCTTACTTACGCCTCGTATCTGGCTGAGAAGTTCAATACTAAGGTGTGGAATGTGGTGCTAAAGAAACACATTGAACCTCATATTGGCCTTTGCGGACACTGCAAGAAATACAGCAAACTCCATTTTGTGGACGGCAACCGAGGATCGCTTCCCCCAGAAGATGATACATTTGGATGTGACGAATGTGGAAGTGTGTATCGGATAATCGACATCCTAATGGAAACAGGAGCGTACAAGCAATGAACTGGAGAAAGCACCAGATCCTAACGCCTCCAGACGATGACGAGGTGGCATTGATGGACCCATCGGAGTTGATGGAGATACATCGGATATACCATGAGGCCATCGAGAATGCTGACAAAGATCCATTCCGCTACGGATTCAGACTGCCGCACTGGGAGAAAGCTGAGGAGCAACTGCAAGAAGTCAATGAGATCCTAGCATTAGGCGGGAATCGTTGTCTTTCACCAGATCAAGAAATTTATGATCCTGTTGCTCAAACTAAAACTCCAGTATCACAAATCACTGGAGACTTCCATGTTCTTGCTTGGGACGGCGAAAAACAGATTCAATGCCGTGCTCTTCGACCATTCGTAAAGACTGTTGCCAAGACATACCAAGTGATTCTACAAAACGGTGACTCGTTTCAGTGCTCGGCGGCACACGAAGTTTCAACTCCTTTTGGATGGCGTTCCGTAGAAGACATAGGCATCGGCGGCGTAGTCTCGATTCTGGCGAAAGATTTATCGGCCCCTTGTTTTTCTGGCCTTCATAAATTTTCCTCTTTCCTTCCTCACTCCAACGTGGCACTTGTCCTATCAAGGTTGCGGCTAAATGCTTTGCGTTGGATTCAAAGACTTCAAGATTCTCTGGACGATTGTCAGTCTTCACCCCGTTTTTGTGGTGGACAACTTCCTTCTTTAAAAGAAATCGACCTAAAATCTCCTCCATCACCAACCGATGTTCAAGGATATAATGGGTGTGCTTCCTTGCACTTGGATGACCAGGAGAGTATAGCTCAACATAACCGTCCTTATTCAGTACCATTCCACCTTTCCAACCCTTATGAAGAGGTCCGCTACGAGGGCCACTGCGAGGCATCTGAATATTGTGTTTCTTACAAAGTTTTGAAACTCCAGCAGTTGACCACCTTTGACCGCATTTTTCATAAGCTAAGTCAGATACTTCTTGCAGGGTTTTCCCTTGCGCGATTAGTTCCTTTAATTCGTCGCCCGATACAATATCTTCTAGGATTGTTTTCATACGCGCTGATCAAACCATGGGAAACCGTAATTGTCAAGGTTTATGATAAACAAGTAAGCGAGATATGGGATATTGAGGTTCCAGATACTGGGAATTATTTCATTGGAAATGTTTTGCAAAAAAACAGCGGGAAAACGTCATGGGGATCGTATTGCGTGGTTAAGGCTGCTGTGGAAAACCCTAAGTCCGAGATATTCTGTTTTGCCCAGACATCCGAGGTGTCCATCCGCCAGCAACAGAGTGCCGTATGGGGGTGGCTTCCTGCTGAGTTGCGCTCCAAACAGACATCAGAGAATGCGTACATCTCGTACACCAAGAAGAATGGATTCACGGATAACTCGTTAATCCTTCCTAATGGTTCACAGATTATTTTTAAGACCTACTCGCAGTATCAGAACAACCCAACGATCCTAGAAGGTGCAGAGCTTGGTTCTAGGAACCCGCAATGGCAGAACATTGGGGTATGGTGCGACGAATATCTTCTTGGCCCAGACCTTATCAATACGCTTAGATTCCGTCTTGCTACTCGGAACTCTAAGATGCTGCTAACATTCACGCCAATTGATGGCTGGACCGAGGTCATCAAGGAATATCTGGATGGGGCTAAAACCATTGAGTCCAGGGAAGCAGACCTACTCAAAGGCGAGGTAGTGCCTTATGTCCAGAGATCCAAGAAGCACAACGCTTCAGTCCACTACTTCCACAGCCAAGACAATCCATTTGGTGGCTACGAACGGATCAAGGACACTTTGATCGGCAAACCCCGCGAGGAGATTCTAATCCGCGCTTATGGGGTTCCAATGAAGTCTCACACGACCAAGTTCCCAAAATTCAACAAGGTAGTCAATGTCGTGGAACCAGATAAGATTCCGACCAGTAACGTCACCCGTTATCATGTTATCGACCCTGCTGGCGCGAAGAACTGGTTTATGGGGTGGATCGCCGTGGACGAGAGCGGAACCTTCTGGGTCTACCGTGAATGGCCAGGCGTAGATGTCGGTGACTGGGCGGAATGGCGTGGTGGCAAGTGGGTTCCAGGTGAAGGGGCTAAGGGCCAAGGGTTTGGTATACGCGATTACATTGAACTTATTGAAGAGCTTGAAAGAGATGAAGAGATTTTTGAAAGAATAATAGATCCACGGCTTGGGGCTGCAAGATACCAAGCACAAGATGGGTCATCGTCTATTATTGAAGACTTGAGCGAAGCTGGTATGGTTTGCATTCCCGCACCGGGACTAGATATTGATGATGGGCTGCAAGCTCTTATCAGTAAGATGTCGTGGGATACAACAAAACCTATGGACTCGGTCAACCGACCGCATTTCTATGTCAGCTCGGAGTGTGAGAACATTATCAATGCCTTGTCCGAATACACAGGGGAAGGTGGGCTTAAAGAAGCATACAAGGATTGTGTAGATATTTTAAGGTACGCTGCAATTTCCAATCTGGATCATGTTGACAGCAGCCAATCATTTGTTACAACTCACGGGTCTGGAGGATATTAACATGAAAACGGAAACAAAACCAATAGTGGCCGAACAACTTATTTTAGATTGCCTAAAAGAAGCATATTTCCGTAGGATTAAGGCTGAAGAGCTAGGAGGAACCAAGCAACTTACGGAAGAAATTGATACTCTTGAACACGCAATCAGATACATGAAATCAAAGATCTCTAATGAAACAAGCACCAAATAAGAAAGCAGCAAAGCGAGGCCGCCCGCCAAAATCCAAGATTATTGTGGATGAAACTCCATGTAGTCTAGCTAGTCTAATTGACCAGCAGGAAGAACTGAGCGATGATTACCTAGTAATGCGGGTATGCAATAACCCTACTTGGGTGGTTGTCCGCATGGATGGGGTGGCAGTCCCAGTAAAATGCCCGTCCAAGCTATCAAACAAACTTGTTGGCAAACGCATTAAATTGTGCCTAGTATCAGCTGACCCCGAAGATTATTACGAATACGTATCATGAGTCCAGAACAAGAGCTTGAAGATGAGTCGCTTATCTATGCGGATAAGGAACCAGACATTGGTGCGTTGACCGATGCGTATGATACTTGCTTGATCGACTTGGACTACTACTTTGAGTCCTGCCTTCGCTCGTATAATGACCGGCGTAACATCTGGGATGGCAAGTCCGACGACCTTCGTAAGAACGGTGCAAACGCCTTTCCGTGGCAAGGTGCATCCGACCAAGAGGTTAATGTCGTAGGCGAACGGATTGACATGTATGTGTCTCTGTTTGACCAAGCTCTTCAACGTAGCCACATCAAGGCATTCCCAACCTCGATGGCC